GGAATAATTAAATGACTACTACAAATCTTTTAGCGTTTGATCTGAACGGAACGAATCAAGATATCTCTGGTGGAGATGATTGGACGATCATCAAAGGCACCGTTATCCCGAGATGGAACGAAGAGTTTTTAGGTCAGGCCAGCGATGAGACGGGGCAATTTCAGATCGGCCTATCGGGCTTCTACTTGCACGACCCGGTCTTTGAGTTCCGAGATCTAGTTAACGTCGCATCTGTAGCCGTCGGGCTGTTTATGGATGGTGACTGCTACTTTGCGCTCGAAGAGCATCTTGCAGATGGTCAGACGTCGGTTCAAGTCCGAGACGCTTACATGGTGGATATCCCTGATTGGCGTGTCTGCGACGTCAGGGTAAAGCTCACCAAGAGCGATCCCGAGCTTGATTGCAGCGGGACGGTTTACGGTGGCTCTTTTACCAGAGCACCCGGAGATGACAGTGGCGACCTTACCGCTTGGGGGTTTACCCTCATGAAGGCAGCCGAGATGCCTCAACCGGAAGAAGAATAGGCGCGCATGCTGATTAACAACCGACTCCTAGCGAAGATATCCGGCACAGTTTACGACTGGTCGATTGACCTCAACAACGTCTACACGGGGTCTAAAACGATCGGTGGCCTAACATTCTCGGCTGGGGATCGGTTGTACATCGGCGGCGATATGCCGTTCAACCATCGGTACATTGAGGTGAGCACCGTAAATGCTATCGCCTCAGTCGCATCGATTGAGTTGTGGAACGGCAAAGCGTGGAAGGCCGCACTCGACACCACGGATTACACCGATGTTAGCGGCGTGTCTCTTGCGGCTACCGGAATCCTCCAGTGGACCCCTGATCGTGATGAGTCGTGGCAACTCCAATCGAGGAGTCAGGACATCTCGGATTTATCTACTACACGTATTTACGACATGTACTGGGCCAAGATCTCATTCAGTGCAGATCTAACACCCGGAACAGCTCTGAAGTACGTGGGGCACCGATTCTCAAATGAGTCGGACATGGGCGGCAGATACCCAGAGTTGCTTAAGTCCGCTACGAAGCTTGCGTTCTCTTCTGGTCGCACCACGTGGAACGATGTTCTCGTGGAGGCGTCTGAGGTTGTGGTGCGCGATCTTAGGAAGCAACGTTTGATCGTATCGCCTGGCCAGATCCTTGGGTGGGAACTCTTCACCGAAGCGGCCACACACAAAGCCGCAGAGCTTATCTTCAACGCATTCGGTGAGAGCCAAGAGGATAAGAAGGGCGCAGCCCGAACCGCGTACGATGAAGCCCTATCAGCCGTGGCTATCGGTGGAGGTATTGATCAGAATGCGGACGGCAAACTGTCCCGTGATGAGCGGTACAACACAGTAGGATTGATGCGCCGATGAGTACGATCTCAACCATCTACGACACGATGCTAGCCGACATCGCGACGCAACTACCGAATGCTCTCAAGCTCTGGCATGCGTACCGGCTCGAGGAGAACGGAGGGCCGATTCTACTCAACGGGTTCGGTGTCCGAGTAGGGCCCGCCGAGAATACCAAGCGCATGGTGTGCCCACGCGTATCGATTCGGCGCAGCATGGGAGTCATACTCACTCGTAAGCTGTATCAGCGAGACATGGATGCCGACGTGAAGACATCCGTCGAGAAGGACATCCTCGAGGATCAGCTCCTTTTAATTAAACACTTTGAGTCTAACCCTACCGTAGGGGGTGCGATGAACGTGCAGTTTGAGAGCGACACGGGTGTGTCGTTCGTCAATACTACGGATGAAGAATTCATGGCCTTGGAGACGACCTTCACGGTCGAATACATCGAAAACCTTTCCTAAGAAGGGGGAGAACCTATGACCGCGATCGTGACTCGAAGTTCAGTGTTGGCAGTGAAGGTTGAATCAACGGAAGGCACGCCGGTCGTTCCATCCGCTTCGACTGACTTCATTGCTATTCAAGATGGCCTGTCCATGACGCCTAACTTTAACCAGCTCGAGAATGCGGAGCTTCGCTCCTCGATCGGTGCTGCTAAAAGCATTCAAGGGTTAGAGCAACCCACAGGCGGTCTCCCTCACTACATCAGGCACTCCGGTGTCGAAGGTACTGCCCCAAACTACTCGCCTTTTATCAAGGCCGCATTCGGTGCTCTGCAAACGAACGGCACGGAATACGACACGGTGTCAGGGTCTACCACCACGGTTGTCAAAGTTAACACCGGTGAAGGTGCTAGCTTCCGAGTCGGCCAGGCGCTTTTGTTGAAAGATGGGACGAACGGTTATGAGATTCGCCCTATTCACTCGATATCTGGCGATGACCTTACCCTTGGATTCAAGCTCGCCAACGCTCCCGGTACTGGCGTTAACCTCGGGAAGTGCGTCGGCTATTACCCCGCAAGCTCGGGTCACGATTCCCTCACGGTCTGGCGCTACATCGGCAACTCCGGTGCGATTGACATGATTGCTGGAGCGAAGGTTACCGGGTTTAGCTTCTCTGCCTCTGCTGGGGAGCTGATCAACGGGCAGATTGATTTTGAGGGCGTGAAGTACTTCTACGATCCGATCATCATTCTGGCTGCCGACACCAAACTCGACTTCCTGGACAACGTCACGACTCGCGCCGCGACTGTCACGGCTAAGGTCTACCGAGACCCGCATGAACTGGCGCAAGCGCTTCAGGATTCGATGAACTCCCAAGGGAGTGCGAACACCTTCGTTGTTGCCTACAACGACGCAGGTGCATCGGCTGGCAAGTTCACGATCAGCTCGAATGGATCTACCCTCTCGTTGCTCTGGAACACGGGAACGAACGCAGCGAATACGATCGGTGATAAGATCGGGTTCTCCACAGCAGCAGACGACACCGGAGCGCTTACCTACACGAGCGACAACGTTCAATCGTGGGCAAGCTCGATCACGCCTACCTATGACTCTGCCGATCCTCTTGCAGCAAAGAGTAACTCGGTATTCATCGGGGATGTCGCCGACAACGTCTGCTTCGAGAGTAGCAGCGTAAACTTCGCTCTTTCCAATACACGCACTCAACAAACGAGTGTGTGCTCTGAGAGCGGTGTCAGCGGGTCTCTGATCACGGGTCGTACCGCAACGGTGGACCTAGTAGCCTACATCGTTCAGCACGACGTAGAGAAGTATAAGAACTACCGCGCGAATGACACCATCAGGTTTATGTACAACTTCGGTACGAAGTCCGGCGGTAACTGGGTTGCTGGCAAGTCCGCATGCCTCTACCTCCCATCGGCTACGATCTCGTCTATCGAAGTAGCGGATCAAGACGGCCTGGCTGTGCTCAACCTGACTGTGACCGCATTCGTACCGAGTGACGGTAGCGGTGAAGTGTTTCTCAACTTCCTCTAAGTTGCCTCCGTAGTAACTGCACGACGTGCCTCGGGTGATTAGGACGATCATCCGGGGCACGCGATAAACAAGTTGAAAGGTCTCATGATCAAGAAATACGTCCCAAAACAATGCCAAGGCGAAAATCCTACCTTCACGGGTGAACTGGAACTTAGGGTGCCAACGAATATCGACCTCTGGGAGATGTTCGAGGAGCTTGGGCTTGAGATTGGCGGGGAAGAGGGGAAGATCGTACTCGCTGAGAGTTCCGGTAAGATGAAGCAAATGGCACGTATGGCGCGCGCAACCTTGCCGTTTTATCACTCGGTGAATCTCGTCAAGGTGTCAGACGGCACGAAGCTCGCTAGTGTAGAAGATCTGTTACATGACCGTGACGCGCAGGCGGTTCTAGCAGAAGTAGCAGGCGTAATCTTTTCGGGTATGGGTCCAGAAAAAAAATCAGAGCCCTGATATCTCAGCAGGTACGCATGTCGTATCAGGGCATACACAACTATCGGAATGAGGCAGCACCCATCGTGGCGGAGTACAATCGCAGGAAGCGACTCTCTAAGTTAGGATTCACCTTCTCAGGTGATCGCCTCGACGTATTCACGGCGGAGTGCTTCTGTCTCATTTCCGAGGAGATCGATAAGTTATCTGACGCTAAGATGAAGGCTGTATCCGCTAAGAAGCCGGGGAGACGCTGATGGCAGATCAAGTCAGAGTCGAGTTAGTAGCGGATACCTCAAAGGCAACGGCCTCTATTGATAAGTTCGCAAAGGCCGCAACGAGCAGCCTCGAATCGGTAGAGAGCGCTGTAGGATTCCTAAAGAACCTTGAGATAGCCAAGCTCGCACTCGAGGGCTTCGCGAAGCTCAACGAGCTAATGAAAGAGGCCATCAAAGAGGCCTCAGAAGCTGATACGTCGTTTGCTCGTCTGAACATCGCGCTTGCTGCAAACGGTGAGAATACCGCAGGTGCTGCGGATCAGATCCAAAAGACGACGACCTACTCGGACGATCAGGCGTTATCGCTTATCTCGCTTGCTAAGTCTTACGGAGTTGCCAATAAGGACATCGATAAGCTCGTTATCGCTTCGACTAACCTAGCGGCAGCTACGGGGCAGACGTTAGAGAGTGCATTCCTGCAGTTGAACGGGACCCTTGAGGGTAACGTCGGCCTCTTGGGGCGAAGGTTCCACACGCTCGACCTGATGACGAAGCAGGAACTAAAAGCCGGTGGGGCTGTAGAATTCCTCTCAAAGAGATTTGATGGTGCCGCTCAGGTTCTTGCCGGAACATATGACGGAGCTACTAAGCAGGCCGAGAACTCTCAGAGGGACCTCTTCAAAGAAATCGGAAAGATCATCACGCAGTCACCTGTATTCATCAAAAGAATACAGCAGTCATCCGAGAGCTTCTCATCGCTAGCGGATACCGTGAAAGAGAACTCAGTTGAGATCAGAGACTTTGCTGAGAACTCACTTATTTTCATGGTGGATGCTCTCGAGAATGCAATCGGTGCATTGCAATTCACTATCAAGCTATTGGGTGGTTTAGCTGCAACAGCTCCTAGCGTTGGCGCTGGGCTAGCAAACATTGTCGCTAATCTTCTCGAGTTCGCGAATATCCCAGAGCTGATTGATGTCATTATCAACAAGCTAGTGAATCTGGGTAAGGCCGTCGTCGATACGCTTCGCGCGTTTGTCGGCTTCACAACGGTCGGTGATCAACTCAAAGAGACAGGCTCAATCTTTGGTAATTTCTTAAAGTCTATAGGTGTAAGTACCGAGGCTATAAGTAACGGCCTAGGTAAGGTCAACGAGGTTCTGACTACCGTTGACGATGCCAACTTAGGGTCCGCGGTAGTGAAGGGCCTTCGAGTTGTACAGAAAGAGGCAGACGACACCGGACAGGCCCTATACGACAACTTTGCTAAGGCAGCAGATTCTCTTGATGGCTTGAAAGATTCGGTACATGAGGCCGGCCAGGAACTTCGGGATGTATCGCGTGACGGCGAAGCCGCTGGCGGAGCAACTACGAAGGCAGCAGAGAGAGCGAAGAGCGCGTGGGAGAATTTCCTCAAGACCTTGCAAGACGCCCGTAAGGCGATCAAAGACAACATCGATATCGCAAAGGAACTCGGCAAAGGGATCCAGATTACCGTTGATGTAGCCGCACTCAAGAAGAACATCGCAGACTTTGCGGCATCTATACCGGTTACGCTTCAGGCCATTCAGGCGAAGAACCAAGCCACGATTGATGCGATGTTTGCAAAGATCCCTGCGGCGCTCGACAAAGTCAGGCAAGCTGCCGAGAAAGAGGGTCAAGAGAAGCTAAAAGCTCTCAGCACTGCGCGCGCAGCGGAACTGACCACGGTTAAACAGAAGGCTGCCGAGGAGTTGAAGGCTAGCCTCTCATCTCTAGATGAGCAGCTTAAACGCGGCGAGATCTCGCAAAGCGATTTAGTGAGCCAGAAGGCGGCACTTGAGGCTAGTGCTGCGGCAGATCTAGCAAAGCAAGAGGCCGCATTCCAGCTCGAGACCGATAAGAAGCTCGCGGATCAGCAAGAGGCAAACGCGATTGCATCCGCACAAAAGGTAGCCGAGGAAGAAAAACGCCTACAAGACGAGATTGCGGCATTTAAGCTCAAGGTCGAAGACGATATCGCCAATAAGCGCCTCGAACTTGAGGATGAACTCGCCAAGAAGAGAGCGGAAGCTGATAGGGCGTCTCAAGAGGCTGCCGCTAAGATCCTAGGTCAGGTAACCGGCTTCCTCGTGGATAAATTCATTCCTGGACTAGGGAGTGTCGTCGATGGAGTGATTGTCGGCTTCGCTAAGGCGGGGAGCTTCATCAGAGACGCGATCACCTCGATTGCCGGTGCTCTGCCTGCGGTTCTCGCTAGCATTGGCGACGCGTTCATCGGTTTGCTATTAGGGATAGCCGACTTCGTTGGGCAGATCCCAACTATCGTCCTTAAGATTGTTGAAGGTATTCCGGCCTTCATCCAAAAGTTTGCGGAGGCTGCCCCGCAGTTCATTAACGCGCTAGCTGTACTCATGCCGATCGTAGCTGATGGACTTATCGTCAGCTTGATTGCAAATGGTCCGCGTCTTTACGTCTCGATCGTAAAGGCGATCACCCAAGGATTGATTAACGGGATCATCGGTGCGTTTGAAGCGATCGTAAATGGGTTCGTAAAGATCCTGAATAGCATCCCATTTGTCCATGTCGATGAAGTCAAATTGCCCAGAGTGACTCTTGCCTCGGGCGGTACCGTCCCACAGGGCTTCTCTCGGGACAACTTCCCTGCAAGCCTTCAGAGCGGGGAGATGGTTGTACCGCGCGATGACACCGAGATGCTTCGGCAGTTCTTGGCCGATCAGGCTTCCCCTGATGGGGGCAATACGGCAACGGTGATTGGACAGCAGATCAAGGATCTTGTTCGTTCGATGGACAGAAGCAGCGAGAAGAACGTCACGGTAAACGTCGTGGTGAGTGAGCGCGTCTTAGCTCGAGCAATGGTCAATATCGATCGTCAAGGACTGAGGACTACAGCATGAGTGTGCGCCTGTTCGACGAGAACTTTATTGACCCTGATGTCGTGTCAAACGCGGACGTCTCCTCGGAGCAGGCCGCATTCCCAGCGATGAACGCCTACAATAAGCAGCGCCGGTCGAAGGTCTACAGGTCCAACGGCTACTGGAAGGTTATATCGGGTGAGAACACGATCATTTTCAGAGAGACCACAGCGGTTGATCTCACGGCTACGATAACGGCTGGGGAGTACACATCAACGACGAGCTTCCTTGCTGCGGTGAAGAGCGCGCTAGAAGTTCCGGGTGCATCTACCTACACGGTGAGCGTTGACACCACGAGCGGTAAAATCAAGATCGCCTCCAACGGAGCAGGCGGCGGCGGTATCCTTGAGCTGATCTGGAGTGATCCTGGTTCGCTTGATATCGCCGCAATGCTCGGCTTTGACACCGTGGATTCTACCGGAGCGCTTACCTACACGGCAGATGCGCTGAGGATTCACACCGAGGAGTGGTTTTTGTGGGACATGGGCATTAGCTCCAATCCTACTGGATTTATCGTTGTGGGGCCTAGGAATAGGCCAATCAAGATCTCGCCTTCGGCGACGATCAAGCTTCAGGGTAACGAGACGAACACGTGGGCCTCACCGAGTTACGAGACCACGGTGCCGTATGACGACCGTGTGTTCCTCGTGATGGACGCGGCAGGCCTTCACACGGAGGCTTTGCGCTATTGGCGGTTCCAGATCATCGATAAGGATAACCCTAATCTCTATATTGAGATTGGCGCGATATTCCTTGGGAGCTTCTATTCGACGACTCGCGGTCAGGCTCAGTTCCCGTTTGGGAGCGCGATGGTAGATAGGTCTTCGACCGTTCTTTCGGAGGGGGGCCAGACATTCTCCGATATCCGCGAGAAGACGCAGAGCTTTGACCTATCCTGGACCGGGCTTACGCTTGTTGAGCTTGAGCGACTTGTCCGCATCTTTGATGTCCTCGGAACGTCTGTACCTATGTTCGTAGCCTTTGACCCTGACTCTTGGTTCTCAAGTGATGCTACTTACTACGTGCGCTACGTGAAGTTTGCATCCGAGCCAAGCTATCAGCTTATCTCGCCGAACAACTTCAGTCTCAATATGAACCTATTGGAGCAACTCTAAGTATGGCCGGATGGAGGGTTTGGGGATGGCGATACGACACGAGTGAGCTTGCGGACACGACTGTCTACCAGCCGGTGATCTTCAACAAGAAGGCGATACTTGAGGGGTGCCGCATCTGGGTTATCGCCTATAATGATCCGGTGTTCACAAGTCTCAGCATGAAGATCTACTCGGACAAGGACGGGTTGCCGAAGACGCTTCTTCACACTTCAACGAACGTGGTTGCCAAGTCCGATATGCTAACGCTGGCGAACGGCATAAAAGAGATCTTCTTTACGTTCAATCGCCCGACGTTCAACTCCACGGACACCTACCACTTTGTTCTCAATGCCACTGGCTACACTGGGAACACTGGATCGCACTTAGCATGGATGAAGGCATTCCCAGATCCGGTGTACAGGGAAGGGCTCACGCTCTCGGTAACGAATCTGAACCGTAACCCGATGACGATCTACTTTATCGGAGCGGAGCTGTAGTGGCTTACGCTGACCTACTCGAAGAAGAAGGGATAAACTCCCAGTACCTGATGGTGATCAAGCCTCGGAGGCAACCCACGGGCTTCACGGTCTTCTCGGGATCGGTCTACTCGGTAGCATTCGACTACGGCACGGTTACCCGCGTGGAGTGCAACGGTGTCGCGTTGTCAGCTGGTACGAGCACCACCCTATCCGCGGGACAGTTCTATTGGGCGGACAATGTCCTTTACGTTCGCACGTCCGACTCGGTGGACCCTGATACGAAGTTTACCACGGCTGTTTATGAGATCTACTGCGGGACATTCGATGCTCATTGGCACCGTGACCCGCTCGATACCTCAACAACCACAGTCTACTTCGAACCGATCCTGATGAAGTCGCCGCAGATCAACTCAAGCTCGAGTGACTCTCACCTTGGCTATCTACCGACCGGATCAACGACGATTGAGTTATCGAATGCAATTCGGATTTTCGAGAAGCATTTGTATGACGGGAGCTTCAACCAAGCCGAGGTGAAGCAATATCACTGGCTCTCGAATGTGCTTAGTACGGACAACATCAAGC